GTCGAAAGGAGCGACACGCCATCGCCACCCGGGAAGCTCGAGCTGACCGAATTGTTTAGGATGTTGGCGCCTTTCACTTCCTCGGTGTGGCGCATGGAGATCGCCAGGGCTTTCGAGAGTTGCGCGCCAATGTCACCGTAGAGCGCGTCCTCTTCCGCTTCTTCGGTGATCGCAAAGGCAAGCGCGATCGTCTCGAAGTAGTAGCGGGCAATGTACGATTCCGAGGCCGCATCGTACTGCACTGGAGCGCCTTCGCCCTTGACCGGCGCAATTCCGAAGCCGGTCATCATGACATCCTCGACGTAGGCGCGCTGCGTCTCGGTCTCGACGTCGAGGAAGTAGCGCCATTCTTCGGGATAGCGCTTGTACGCTAGGCCGAAGACGGTGTTCAGGCCGGGCTCGAGCTGCCGGCGGATATCTGCGCGATTCAGGGGCATGGCGCCTCCTTATAGCAAGAGCGGAACGGCGATCTCGACTTCGATCTTGGCGTTCGTTCCCGCTGCGTTGGTCGGCTCGTCGATCAGCCCGACCACCCGAAACTGCCCGGTGCCGGTATCGCCGAGATTAAGCTCCATGCCCGAGTTGCCGGTGATGGTGCTGCCGGCGACGGTGGAGATGAGGTCGAACGCGCCGCCCTTGTGCGTCGCATCCACGTAGGCCGTGCCTGCCGAGGTCTGCACGCGGTAGAGAATGTCGCGGTCGGCGTAGATGAACGCTTCGACGTCCTCCGAGCCGAGCGTCGCCGTCGAGGCCGGCCAGTAGCGCGAGAAGGTGGTCTTGCCGGCCGCGTCGCGGTAGCGGCAACCCCAAAAAATTCCCAGCAACGTGGCCGAGTTCTCCAGACCTTTGGTGACGTAGCCCGAGACGAGGATGACTGCATCGCCCGCGAACATACTCGTGGCGTAGCCCGACTGGATCTTGAACGGCTCGAGGAACCTGGGAGCGACACCGCCCTTATGCCGGCGCGGGATGAAGCCCATGGGCTGATTGGCGTTTGCCATAAAAATGGCTCCTTCTAACGCCCATCGCACCCGACTGGGCCGGCAGGGCTTGGGAAGCCTCTGCCGGCAGGTCTCGTCTGTGCGCTCATCCCCAACGGGATGAGTTTTGCTGCTCTCCTGACCACCAGGGCCAGTGTGCGGACTTCAGCGGCGCCCGCCTACCGTATTGCGGCGAATCATGCCTCCAATTCTTCTTCCGTGTCAACTGGTGCCGGACGGACCACTTTGGACATCGCGGTCTTGGTGATCCGGCCAAAGCCCGCGTGGTGCGGGATCCTCTGGTTCGCGCTCGCGATGTTCTTCTCGATGTCCTGCGCCATCATCTCGGCTTTGCGGTGCCAGAAGGCGTTGCGCTTGGCCGCCTGCTTCTCGGGCATCTCGCACAGGATCATGCCCTCGACGCCGATCGCGCCAGCGAACCGCCCTGAGCTGATGGTGGGCACGCTGAAACTCTTGGGTGACGTTTCCGCCTGGCGCGGCAGCCAGCCTTCGCGGAACTTACGCGCGACGTTCTGCACATCGTCGCGCCCGTAGACCGCCACGCGGACCCACTTCTGGCGGTAGCCCGGACGTGAGGGCGGCGCTTCGAGCGATACGCCCGGAGACCAGGAACCTTTCTCCGATTCCGGATGCAGCTCCTGCATTGCCCGGGTTTGCTGCAGACGCGATTCGTGGCCGCGTGAGGCTTGGGCTGCACGGCGGTAGCGTCGTTTTGGCGTTGCTGTTGGGCCGGCTCGTTCGACATCGCCCGCCACCGGCGGCCTGCGCACGCGCGCCGCGCCGAATCCTGCTCTCTTCGCCATGATCGTTCTCCTTTATCCTTTCTGATCGGCCAACGCCTTTTTTTCACGGGCGTATTGCAGCACATGCTGTTTGTTGTTCGGGTCCAGGCGCACCTTGCGCATGGATTCCAGATCGCTCTTGGTCAGCTCGATCTGACGCTTCTGTCCTGGCGCAGCCCGCCCAAATCCACTGCTCGGGCTCGCAAGCCGCGGACCGCCCTGACGCGTTGGCGCAGCCCGTTCCCCCGCAGGTCGCGCTCGATCGCCCCAGCTGATCGCATCTTGTCCCATGCGTGCGCGCACTCGAGCTGCAAGATTGGGCAGGCGCCGGCGCAATTCTTTCTCGACCTCAACGAAATGCTCTTCGGTGTGGGGCGGATATTTCTTCGCAAGAGCGACGCTGATCGCCTTGACCGCTTCGCTCTCGGGAGCGAACTCGGGATTACCGAACCAGCGGTTCTTGCGCTCCCAGGCGACCACCAGCGGATTGGGCTGAGCTGGCTGAACGCGCTTCAGGTGATCGCGCATGCGCTCGACCTCGAGCTTTTTCGCCTGGAGTTCGCCCATCTTTCTTGTGGCGGCGATGTCCTCGTCAACCTTGCCGCCGTCCTTGGCTTTCTTCAGGTCAGCCTCGGCCCCCGCTAGTTCGCGATCGAGCATTGACAAAGTGATTTCCGCCTGATCGAGGTGCGCCTGACGCTCGCCCGTCTGGGCCTGCACGCGCGCGGTGCGCTCGGCTTCTTCGCGATCCTCGGCCGCCTTGCGCAATCGGATCTCGCGCTTGATGCGCGCCCGCACCGGATTGGAATAACTCGCGAGCTCCGCGTCCTCGGCATTTTCATCCGGAGGCGCTTCGCCTTCTTCGCCAGACTCTTCCGAAACTTCGCCTTCGGTCGCTGGCGGAACATCATCGCGCCCGGCTTCCGGCACGATCCTGACTTCGACGTCGTCGTCTTCCGCTCCGATGACCGACTGGCTGCGACCGCCTTCGGCGACCTCGCCCTCCATCTTGTCGACCTCTTTTTCAAGGTCTTCGAGCGTGGCGGTTTCGGTCTTGCTTGTCTTTTCTCCTGCCATGATGACCTCCTACGAATAGATGCGCCAGCCCTCGGGGCTCGCGATCTTCATGAGTTTCTCGTCGTCATTGACGAGCAAGAGCTTCACGCCCCGGTACTCCACGCGCTGGCCGGCGTGGCGCCCGTAGATCACCCAATCGCCCGGCTGAAGATCCGGCATCCAGCGCGGGCGCTGCTCGCCGGGACGTCCGGTGACGCGGTCGATTAGCCGCCTCGTCCAGGACCTGGGCTGATCGTATACAGAGAAGTTCGGCCCCTCGCACCACAGCGGCCCGAGCGCGATGACCTTGCCGATGTATGTGAGGTATTGCGCGTTCTGCCGGCTCTCGTCGACGAGCACAATGCCGCCCTTGGACTTCTTTTCTGGGCGCACCGGCATGATGAGTGCGCGCCAGAACAATACGGCAGCTGCGCCCGAATCCAGGTCCCGCTGCAGTTCTTCCGGGATCGCCGTGTTGTCAACGTTCTCCCATATATCCGGATCCTCACCAGCGCCAGCGACCTCATCGGCGATGCGTTGCTCGTCGTCACTCATTTGCCGCTCGGGCATGAAAGCGGCGTTCATTGCTGCCGCACCGAATTTTTCCGCTTTACTCACGCATCCTCCGAACCCAATTGTTTCTGCGCCGCGTCAAGCGCTCGTGACCGACCTTCACGGCATTCGGTGATGCGCCCGAGCAACGCCTTGTAAGCCGGCCAATCCGGCACGCCGTTGCCGCTTGTCATGGTCCTCACCATATGTTCCTCGGCCTTATCGAACTCAGCCTTGATCGCCGCCAGCACCGGGTGCATGTTCGGCCTCCTCTTCGGTTTGGATCTCGGCGATGATCTTGTCCATGCCCTCCTGTACTTGCGTCGCGAGAGCGGCGAGGCCATCGGCCAGATCCGAAACCGCCTTGGCGAGTTGCCCTTGCGCTTCGTCGACCTGACCCTGGCTTGCATTCACCTGTTCGGTCGGCGCACCGCCTTTTATCAATGCAGCATGGGCATTCATGCGTTGGCGAAAGTTCTCGGCGGCGCCGGAGATGCGCTGGCGGTGCACCTGCTCCATCTCCTTCAGCCGCATGCGCGCCCGAGCTTCCTCAGCGGCAATCCTCAAATTGCCGGCGCTCTCGTTCGCACGGATCTTGAGCTTGCCCTGCGTCTCGGCCATGAGCGAAGCCCCGCGAGCTTTGGCTGTTATCTGCTCGGGACTGTCTGGAGGTTGGCCTTGAGCTTGCGCTGCGGCTTTGTTCTGTTGCACCATTTGCGCGGCGCGCTGCGACACCATACGCTCCATGCGCGGGTCCATCGGCTGCACCGGCGGCTCTCCGTTCTCGGTGCGTTGCGGGATCTGGACCGGCAATCCCGCCATCATCGCCTGCGAGATGATCTTGAGCGCCATGTGCTCGGCGATGTGCGCGGCTGCTGCAGCCTTCGCCATCGGCGGTGCGTTCGGCTGCTGCACGATCGGGTTGTGGACGAAAATGTGCGCGTCGTGGTCTTGCTTGATGTCGGCCTTGACAGGCATGCCCATGAAGAACATTGCATTTTCGGTGATCGGGTCAGCGGTCACGGCCTGCGCCTGTCTCACCATCAGCTCGTCCACATCGGGCGCACGCATCGCTTCCAACAGCCGCTTGATCGCGACGCGCTTATTCACCACATCGGGATGCTCGGTCGCGATCTGGAGCTGCGCCTGGGCAAGCGCGATCCTCTGCGTGCTCGAGAAAATGTTCGGGTCCGATACCGGACGGACGTCGATCTGCTCGGAGAAGTCCTCCTTATAAATCACTTGATCCTGGTCGCCGCGGATGTACGGATAGCCGCCGTCGGGCGTGTAGATGCCGTTCAGACGGAAGAGCATGCGGAGCTCATCTGCCATTGCGCGGTGATTGCGCTGATGAATGCCCGAATAGAGTTCGCCCGCCTGTTCGATGATTGCGAGCGTGGTGCCAACCGGGCCGGTGGTAGGCGCATCGCCGACCAGCGCCTCGACAGTGGAAGAAAGACGTTGCGCCGCGTCTTCCAGAATCTTGATGCCCTCCGGTAAGGCTTGCGTGGGTTCCCGGAAAACAGGCGAATAGAATGCCTTGGACAATTCCTCGTAAGTGAGGTCGATCGCCTTGTACAATCCGGGCTCGACGCTGATATTCGAAGGCATCTTGCCGCCGGCATCCTTCGTGACAAAACCCCCGCCGGCGCTCGCGAAGAGCGAACCGACGAGAAGGATGCGCAGTGATGCAGTCATGCCGGCCGCGATGCCGCACATCAGGTGCGCGTACCCGAGGCCGTAGAACCCGGGGCCTGGCAGGAATTTGTAGTGCGCGAAATGCTGCAGCCGAAGCTGATTCTCATCATGCTCGTCCCAATCGCGCCAGATGCACATGACTTGCTGACTTTCGGATTCGATTGTGACCACGTAAGGGAGCGGCACTCCGGTCGGGTCGCCCTCTTGGTCATCGGTATGCTCGGAGAGGTCGAGATATACCTGCTGCTCGAAGAAGGTGTATTCCTGGCTCTCGTCCATGAGAGCGGTGACCCCAGGCGAGATACCCTCCACTTTGTCGGAGGCTTCCTTGACCACCGAGATCTCCGCGGCTGAACCCGTGGCTTCTCCCGGAAGCGGCGGCTGCCCGAGCTCGACCGTCCGGTATCCATCTTTGGGATCCAGCATCAGCCGGTGGACGTCAGCGCTATTTTGCTTGTAGCGGTGCGTGATCCGCGTGGCGCTCTCCAGGCTCTCGGCGCCGTAGGGCACGATCACATCCACGGCACGCGCCCAGCGCCCGATGTTCCTTTTCTTGAGCGGATCGCGATACCACTTGCGAAAGGTGCTGCCATCGATGGATTCGACCAGCAGCAACTGGTCGGTCTGTTCGGCGTAGGCGGGATCCTCCTGCACCAGCTGGTAATTCATGTAGGTCTCGATGCGATCGGACTTCTGCATCAATTCCTCGGTGCGCTGGCCGGT